TTGAGGTGGAGAGTCGAGCGTCGTTGGCGCGGAGCTGGGCGTTTGAGCGAGCGGTGAAAGCCGGCCGCGGGTATTACCGCGTGATCACGGAGCCGGACCCGGACTCGGACGACCCGTTTGACCAGCGCATCATGATCAAGCGCATTCTGCAGCAGGGCAGTGTGGTGCTGGATCCGTTCGCGCAGGAACCGGACTATTCGGACGGGCAGTGGGCGTTCATTATCAACGACATGCCGTGGGCGGCGTATAAGCGTCGGTATCCCAACAGTGAGATGGCGTCGTTTTCGGAGGACGAGCTGTCGGCCATTGGGATGAACACGCAGTCGTGGGTGAGTGGCGACGAGGGCGAAGGGCGAGCGGTGCGGGTGGCCGAGTATTACCGCATGGAGTATGAGACGGTGTCGCGGGTGCTGCTCGATGACGGTACGGACGCCCCGGAGGGGCAGGTGCCAGCGGGGCGCACGGCACGCACGGGGAAAGAGGCCCGCACCCGCCAGGAGAAGCGTCCGACGCTGTATTGGTCCACCATCAATGCCATTGAGGAACTGGAACCGAAGCAGGAAATGGACGGCCGGTATATCCCGATCATTCCGGTGGTCGGGCGGGAACTGATCCCGTTTGAGCAGGAACGCCGCTGGGTCGGGATGATCGAACCGAATAAGGACGCGGTGCGGTTGTTGAACTACAGCGCCAGCAGCGCCGTGGAAATGGCGTCGCTGGAAACCAAGGCGCCCTATACGATGGTCGAAGGGCAAGAAGAAGGCCACGAAGAAGAGTGGCAGTTGGCGAATGTCCGCAACTTTCCCTACCTGCGCTACCGCAATGTTAGCTTGAATGGCACGCCGGCGCCGCCCCCGCAGCGGACGCAGGTGGATACCTCACGGCTGGGGCCGTCGATGCTGCTCTTGCAGCAGGCGCGGGAGTTTATTCATCAGGGCACGGGCGCGTTTGAGAGCGCGTTGGGGCAGCAGAGCCCGAATGCGAAGAGTGGCCGGGCCATTTTGGCGTTGCAGAACCAGCACGAGACGGGGTCCAGTCATTTCTTGGATAACCTGGCGGAGATCAGCCTGACGTATGAGGCGAAGGTCGTGTTGGACTTGATCCCGCACATTTACGACCGGCCGGGGCGTATTGCCCGCATTCTGGACAAGGAAGACGCGCCCAAAACGGTCATGCTCAATGCGCCGTTCACGATGAACCCGCAGACGAAGCGCCCGCAGGCGGCGCCGATGCCGATGCCTGGTGGTCCTGGTGGTCCCATGCCTGGCATGCCCGGACAGATGCCTGGACAGATGCGCGGACAGGGACAGAAGAAGCCCGCCGAGAACTACGACCTGCGAAAGGGTCGGTACGGCGTCACGGTGTCGATCGGGAAGAGCTACAAGAGCCGGCGCGAGCAGGGGGCGGATGAAATGGGCAACTTGTTCCAAGCCAACCCCGCGTTGTTCCCGATCCTGGGGGATATTTACCTGAAGTTCCGGGACTTCCCCGGTCACCTCGAGGCGTCGGAGCGCGTGAAGAAGATGCTGCCGCCGCCGTTGCAGGCGCAGGACGCAGGACCGGATCCACAGCAGTTGCAGCAGCAATTGCAGCAAGCCAGCCAGATGGTGGAGCAATTGAGCAAGGCGCTGGACGAAAAGACGCAGTTGCTGGAGTCGGACAACCAGAAGCTGCAGATGCAAGCGCAGCAGGCGCAAGGCGAGCAGCAGGCCAAAATGGAAATTGAGCGGATGCGGAACGAGACGCAGTTGGCTATCACGGCCATGAAGATCCGTGCGGATGAGGCGTCGGCGATCTTCCAGGCCGAAGTGATGCGCGTCGGCACGGGCATGTCGCAACAGTTTGATGCCACCCAACAGGCCGCGGAACAGCACCACCTGCAGCAAATGGCCGCGCAGCAAGCGATGCAGGCCCAGACGCAGTCGGAGCAGGACTACATGCAGGGGCAGCAGATCAGCGAGCAGGAGGCTGCTCTGGCCGCACAAGATGCCGCCCTGATGCCGCCTGACGAACCGGAGGTGCTGTAATGGCTGGCCGGCTGACGATGGGAAACCTGATCCGCGACCTGCAACCGCGGGTGGACATCGAGAAGGAGGGCGCGTCGGTGTCGGGCCAAGTGGGCCCGGCGTCTGTGCGGGTGTCCAAGCGCAAGGGCGCCCCCGTGAGTGGCGAGCTGGTGCTGCCGGCGGGTGACGGTCAGGTCATGGTGGGCCGCGGCGAGGATGGCCGGTTTAAGGGCCGAGTGACGCAGCGGGTGAAGGGCGTGGATGTCGAGGCGGAGTATGACGACCGCGGCCCGCGGATGCGTGTCTCAAAAACCCTGAACGTGCGGTGGAAGTAACCATGCCTGAACCACAAGGTATTGCTTTTAGCCTCTCCAACCGTCGGGCCGTTTTGAAGGACGACCCGGAATACAACCGGCTATTGCTGGCGTTGCGCGATGAGCAGCCAGAGGCGCTGCAGGACGACGAGCTTGCCCACCTGCAGACGTTATCGGAACCCAACTTCCGTACGCAAAATGACCCCGTGGCTGACCGGGCGCGGCTTGAGCCGGCGTATCAGTCCACGATGGGGCCACTGCTGGAACGAGGGGCGGTCGAAGACCGAAACCCAGCGATGGAGGCGTTACCGACGCCGACGATGCGCGACATGATGAACCGTCGCGAGTCGGCGGATACGTCTTTAGTCGGGCTAGCCACGGGCGTACAGCGAGACGTTGAGGGGTCGCTGCCGTATCGAGTGGGCGCGACGGCTGCACGGTCAATGGGGGCGGGCACGTCCGGTATGGGCGCGTTCGCCGGGGCGCTGATGGACCGGCCAGGAGATGCCACCGCTATTTTTGAGGGACTGCAAACCGCGGCGCGTGCGCCCGTGACGCCGCTCGAGGAGCAGACCTCAATGTCGCAAGCCGCACGAGACCGCGGTATTGACATGGGGGCACCTGGGGTTTTACTGGACGCGATTATGGACCCCCTGACCGCCGTGGCGCCCGAAAAGCTCCTGATGGCAGGCATGTTGCCAATATTTGGAAAAGCCAGTAAAGGCGCCAGCCTTGTCGCGCAGATGGCGAAGCGTGGCAAACCGTGGGCCCAAGAAGCGCAAAACCTCTTAACGCGCCTCACGCCGTCCCTCGAACCCACACAGTTGAAGCATCTTGAAGAAGCGCTGTCGCAGTCGCCGGCGTTAATGGAGCACTTGCAATTCCTGAAACCGGAAGAGATCCCGGCGCTCCTACGCTCTAAGGGGGCGCTTAACAAGTTTGCCGCCAACGTCGAGGCGTTACCTTCGGTTAACATGCTGAAGGCCGCCGCGGCGATCGGGGACGTGAAGCTTGGATGGTACGAACGCTCACGACAAGCGATAGAGTCGTTGTTTGGGGCTGATGCGGATCTTTTTGCCGGCATTCTTGCGTCCACGTCGCCGCAGACAAGTGTGGATAGTAACCTTACCAACGCCCTAAACTTTTTTGTAAATTGGAAAGCTGCCGGTCGCAGCACGGACCCGGATACTATCCGTGCGATCTTGAATGCGAGTGTGCAGGGCGGCGCTGACAAGAGTGCGCTGAATGCCTGGGTGCCAAACCTGATCAGCGTAGTCAGCGACAACGCGCAGACATTGAGCGGGTCAAAAGTAGACTCGTTTTGGGCGAACCTGCGGTCGCGGTGGAAAGAAACGCCCTACGGGAAGATCGCGCCCGATCAAGCGGTGGTGCTTGACGCCTGGATGTCGCACATTTTTGGTGTTCCCGGTGAAAAGTGGTTCGGTGGGTCCGGTGTGGATGCCGCGCAGAAGTTGGCTGGCGACCCCGGTCTCAAAGGCACGTATCTGGCGGCCACGGCTCGCACACGGGCGGTCGCGCAGGCGCTTGGCATCTCGCCGTCCGAGGCGCAGGAAACGATCTGGTCAACCGCCTACGCGCTTTACAATAAGTCGCAAAAAACAAAGCTGTCACCCTCGGAGGTGTTACGGCAGGGCCTGCTGACGCCACAGGACATTTCGGGTACTCCTGATTTTGCGTCTCTCTTTATTGACCCCACAAAGAACTTTGGCGCCATTGTGGCGCGAGATCCCGAACTAGCGCAACGCGTGCCGGCGTTAACGCAAATTCCAGTGCAGCAAAACCGCACTCTTCCGCGGGACGCTACTTTCCAACAGGGGATGACCGACATCGGCACCATGATGGGGCGGTTGCAAGATGCGCGAAAGGCCGAACGCGGGCTTGCGACCAGTGTGACCCCCAAAGACACGCAAGTGTTGTTTGCGCCCACCGAGGTGGTAGGCGACCAAGCAAATACCAGCATTCTCCCTTACGACAACGTGCAGGCCGCGCAACGGTCATCGGTGTCTCGAAAAATTGCCAGCGCGGCAGAGAACACGTTTGGACACAATGCGGCGCTTCGAGCCGTAGTGGAAGCCGATGCGCCTCAACAGACGCGCCAAATTAGCGCAATGGGGTCATGGCTGGAGAAGTTTTTGGGGGGTAGGCGGTTGCAGCAGAACCCCATGAGCGGCACCGGCCTGATCGTGCCTGATAACCCAACGGCGCGGCGGAAGATCGAGCAACAAGTACGCGCCGTGACGGATGTGCAGGCGGGCCTGCGCGGCCAGACGGCCCAGACTCACGTAGTGCTTGATTTGAAAGCACCGTCGGATCGCTGGAATGCGGTTGATGCTTCAGGCTCTGCTAATTCAAAGCCAATTCAGGCGGGACAGTTTCAAGCGTTAGTACAAGCGTTACCGCCGGAATGGGTTGCAATTCACAAGGAGCGCGGTGTGACGTTTCTGCACCTTGACCCCGCAACTGGAAATTCGCTGCCAGTGACGGCAGCGGATACCGCGCAAATGCTTCAAAATATGCAGACGTATGTTCCACAAGTAGACGCAAAGGGCGTGCCTTTCACTTGGAGCGTGCGCGGCGCAGAGAACGTCGCTGAAAAGGGCTATCGCACGATTGCGGGTGATGCGCCTGAAGGCAGCCGTCTACGCACCGGACGCATGGTCGGCGTTGAGTCGGACTGGGTCAAGCTCCCCGCCGCCAAACGCAAAGCCGCCGACCCGCATTTTCAACGCGAAGCGACGATAATTCTTGAAGAGGCAAAACGGATCAAGCGGACGTTACGCGCCGACGAGCGGAACCTGTTGCAGATCGTGGCGAAGGGCGGCGCTTCGGCGCTCGCGAAGGCGCTGAAGGACCCAAGTCAGGTGCTGCCGGCGCTAGCAGTTTTGGGGCTGACGTGGCCGGCGTTGACCGCAGACGAACGCCGCCCATCCCCTTAAACTCCGAAAGCCAGTCATGATCCTCGGGGAAACTGTTGGCGATCTCTTCAAGATGCGCTTGATATTCGTCGGCGTCCCAGTAGATCAGGCCGCCGGATGGGTGTTGTTCGGGGGGCATAGTGTCGCCTCATCATGCGCGGGGGAAACCACCACACCCTGGGGGCCGGTTGGTGACCGTCATCGGGCCGCGCCCCTCGGGTCGTCTGGATGAAGTGCCGGCGCGGTGCCAGCAGGAACAGTATACGGGACAACTAACCCAGCAAGGAAGACGTAACAACAGTTGGGGTGTCAATAGGCTAGAACACGCTCGAACACGCTAGAACACGCTAACTGTGAGTCAACATTGATCTCTTGTGTAAATATGTGATAATGCTCTGGCATTGAAGTAATAAACAACTGACGTTCTTACTTGGGCGCGACTAATTACCGCGCCGACAACCGCTCCCCAGCGGGTAAGACGACAAGGGGACACACGATCAGGGGGCGTGTTTCTGGCGAAAGCCACGAGACCCGCCCTTTTCGTCGTTCAGCGTCCCCCCTTTTGACTTGAGGCGTATGTCTACAGAGACGAGCGAAGCCCCCGTCAGCGACCTAACGATCGACTCCAGCCATGAGTCGCCTGAGCAAATTCAGGCCATGCTGGAGCAGGACGTGGTGGTGGAGTCAACCGCTCCGCCCGTTGAAGAGACGGTCAAAGCCGCGCCGGCCAAGTCCAACAGACGCAGCGACCCGACCGAAGCGGTAAAAGCCGCGGTGGCCAAGCAGCGGGAAGCGGAGCGCCGCGCTGAAGCCGCTGAAGCCCGTATGCAGCAGTTGGTGCAGCCGCTGCCGGTCAACCAGGATGCCGCCCCCGACTGGGCGCGGTTTAAGCAGATGCCTGGCGTGCCCAAGGTCGAGCAGTTTGACGCCTACGAAGACTACTCAATGGCGCTGGCCGCGTTTGTGGCCGATGCGAGACATCAAGAACGCGACGTGGTGCGCCACCAGGCGTATCAGCAGCAGCAAATTGAGCAGTCACAACAGGACCAGCAACAGCAGTGGATGACGCGCTTGCAGGACGCCTCGGCGCAGAACCCTGAGTTGATGGCCTCGTTGAACCCCGATACGCCCATGTCGCTGCCGATGCAGCACTTGGCGATGGATAGTCCGGTCGGCATTGAGATGCTCCAGTGGCTCTCAGCCAACCCCGAAGAGTCTCAGCGTTTGTCCACGCTGCACCCGGCGCAAACCTACCGGGAAATGGGCAAATTAGAAGCACGACTTGAAGCTGCCTCTGTCCGCGGCCCAGCTCGAGTTGTTAGTTCCGCGAAAGCGCCGATTCGGCCGCTCGGTACCTCGCCCCCTGTTGCTGACCCGTTTGCAATTACAGACGAACTCTCGATGGATGAACATTTCCGTCGGATGAATGCCGCTGATCGTGCGGCGGGTCGAATGTAACCCATTCGTTGAAAGGATAGTCTGTGGCTAATACCCTCGCAACCCCGTCGTGGACGACCAAGGAAGTCGCCCGTGGATTTATCAACAAGTTGGTGTTCCTCGCCAACGTTAACCGCACGTACGATTCGCAGTATGAAGTCGCGGGTGCCAAGGTTGGCAATACTGTCAATGCGCGTCTGCCCCAACGGTTTACCGTGACGGATGGACAGGCGCTGCAGCTGCAGAACCTGTACGACCAGACCGTGCCGATCAGCCTGACCAACCAGAAGAACGTGGCGTTTGGTTACTCGTCGGCACAGGCCACTACGGAACTGGACAACATCCGCGCTCGATACGTCGATCCGGGTTCAGAAGCCCTTGCCAACGCGGCGGAAGTGCTGGCGTTCAATGCGGTCTACCGCGACATCTACAGCGCGGTGGGCGTCCCCGGCACTACGCCGAGCGCGACCATCACCTACCTACAGGCGGGTGTGAAACTGACCGACCTCTCGACCCCGCTCAAGGGCCGTGTGGCCGTGCTTGACCCGCTGGCGATGTCCACGTTGGCCAACACGACCAGTTCGCTGTTCAACCCCGGAGCCATTATTTCGGAGAACTACGAAGAGGGCATGTTTGGTCGCCGTCAGTTGGGCGTTGATAAGTGGCTGCAGGATCCGGTGCGTCCGACGCACACGACCGGCACCTTTACCGCGTCCACCCCGCTGGTCGATGGCGCAGGTCAGACCGGTTCGACCATCAACATCGACGGCTGGGCCTCGGGCGCGTCGTCGCTGAAGAAGGGTGACATTTTCACCATTGCTGGCGTGAACTCGGTCAACCCCCTGTCGTACTCGTCCACCGGTCGTCTGCAGCAGTTTGTCGTGACCGCCGATACGTCGGATTCGTCGGGCGCAATGGCAACCCTGCCGATCAGCCCGTCGATTGTTACCTCGGGTCAGTTGCAGACCGTCGATGCCTCGCCTGCGAACAACGCGGTCGTGACCGTCCTCGGCGCAACCTCGGCCTCCAGTGGCACGCTGGCAACGACCACCTCGCCGCAGTCATTCGTCTATCACCCAGACGCCTTTGCGTTCGTGATGGCCGACCTGATGAAGCCAGGCGCGGGTGCGGAGTCCACCACGGTGCGGAGCAAAGCCTTGGGCTTCTCCATTCGGATGGTGGAGCAGTATCAGATTGGCACGGATCAGAACCCGAGCCGTCTGGACATTCTGATTGGTGCGGCAACGATTCAGGCGCGCCTTGCAGCGCGGGTGTGGGGTTAAGTCATGGCATTGGTTACTACGACTCTCGCCGCTGCGGTGGCGATTACGGACAACGTCATTACGGTGGCGTCGGCTACCTCACTGACCGCTGGTCGCCTCATTCGTATTGATGGCGAGTACATGGAGATCAACCAGGCGTATACCGGCGGCGTGATTGTTGGTGTGCTTCGTGGACAGGAAGGTTCGGTTACGGCAGCGCACCAGAGCGGTGCCAACGTCGTGACTGCGCTGGCGTCGGATCTGGCCTCGGCTCCAAGTCAAGTGAACGAAGGCGTTCTCTATCCGGGTCAGATGTCGGTGACGACCACGTCGTATAGCGCCGCTGGCGCGATTGCGTTTGGTCTGTCGCAGTGGACGGTGGCCATCCTCAACGGCACGAGTGCCTTGGCGATGACGCTGGCCGTCCCGACCAAGGATCAGGACGGGTGCTACCTGCACATTGTGGCCAACGGCAAAGCGGCACACACTGTAACGGCAACGTCCGGTCTGGGCAATGGCGGAGCCAGCTTCGATGTCGGCACGTTCTCGGCTACGTTGGCAATGTCTTCACTGCTGGTGGCGTGTAACGGTTTCTGGGTCAGCGTTGGCCCGACAACCGCGACCGCAATTGGTGGTTCGCCCACCTGGGCGTAACACACGTTGAGGGGGGCGGCATACCGCCGTCTCCCTCGTTTTCCTGAGGATCTATGGCGATCATTCACAACCCCGACAGCGAATACTCCCGCGAAATGGCCCAGTGGAACACACAGAAGCGTCATGGCGGCAAGAATGCCAATGGGTATGAGCCGTTCCCGGACATGCTGTATAAGGCATTTGCCCGTGATAACGGCAAGGTCATGTGCGGTGATCCGCTGGCAGCGGTGGGTGATCCGGTCGGAGAAGCGTTTGCACGGTCGTGCCAGTTGACCGTGGGCAACGCGGAAGAGCGTGATCGGGCGTTGGCGCAGGGCTGGTCTACCGGCCCCGTGGAAGCCATTGAGAAATACGAGCGCGACATGCGCTCCATTGCCGAAGTCACCGCGCAGCGGCACTTTGCCGATCAGCGGCTGGGTGAGTTGGCGCAAGCGGAAGCCAAATTGGCGGATGACGCCACGCACGAACAGGTGCCGGCGGTTCCCGAGACGCCCGTGCGTCGGAAGCCGGGTCGCCCCTTGAAAGTCAGGACGTAAATGGCACAAGCCAGTGGCACGTTTAACCGGTCGGTGTTGATCACCAAGAGCGACACGGTCAACTTTGATGGCAGCACGTATGCGGCCAATGCCGCTACCAAGGCTATTCCTGCCGATGCCATTTTTGTGGGTGGCGCAGGCATTGTGGTGGCGGTGTTTGAAGATGGCTCGACGGGCGCGTTTACCGTGTTGGCGGGAACGGTATTGCCGTTGAAGTGCATTCGCGTCAATAGCACTACTACAACCGCGACGTTGATGAACGCACTCTATCAGGTGTAACCGTGACGGTGTCTGAATTGATCACGGCGTCGTTGCAGGACTTGCGGGTTTTGCAGGTGGGCGAAACCGTGTCGGCGAACGATGCGACGTTTGCGCTTGACCGGTTGAATGACTGGATTAATGGTCTGGCCAATGAAGGCTTGACGGTCTATGCCCAAGCGCGGACGACGTGGACGATCTCGACCGCCGCCAGCTACACCATTCCAACCGGCCCGATGGACATTACCAATATTGGCTTTCAGGACACCTCGGTGTCTCCGACGATTGAATATAACCTCGGGCCCGTGCTGACGGAAGACGCCTATGCGGGTATCGCGCAAAAGGGGCTTACGTCAGTCTATCCACAGGCGGCGTATTACAACCCCACGTGGACGAGTGGGCTGGGCTTGATCTACTTGTGGCCGCTACCCACCAGCACCACGTTGCAGGGCGTAATTTACACGCCCGTGCCGGTGGCCGAGTTTGCCTCGCTTAGCACCACTATTTCGCTGCCGCCGGGGTATCGTCGGTTTCTGCGAACGGGGCTGGCCAAAGAGTTGTCAAGCGCCTTTGATGCGCCCCTAACGGCAGAGCAGCAGCAAGCCGCCATGGAGAGCAAGGCGGATATCAAACGCGCCAACCAGCGATTGACCGACATGTCCTCGGGCGTGTCCGGCATGCTGTTTGGTGGGGCGGGGCCGCACTACAATATCTATTCGGATAACTAAATGGCCGCGTATCCAGGATTTGTTTACGGGTCAAACGAGAGCCAAAGCCCGTGGGCCGACATGGAGCGCACGGTCAACTGGTATCCCGAGCCCATCCAGTCTGCCGCGTCTCCACAGTCAGCGGCGTTGTATCCCTGTCCCGGTCAGGAAGACTACGTCACGGTGCCGGACATCAATTGTCGGGCGCTCTTTGCCATGGCCGGTCGCTGCTATGCCGTCATGGGTGAGCATGTTTATAAGGTCGAGGTGACCAACAGCGCGTCCATTGTGACGAGCGGCACGGTGACCAACGACCCGAACCCTGCCAGCATGGCCAGTAACGGCGATGCCGGGGGGCAGTTGCTCATTGCCAGTGGTGGTAATGGCTACCTGCTAGACATTGCCACCAACACGCTCAGCACCATTTCGTTTCTGGCTGGCAAATGCACGATGGTGGGCATGATCGACGGCTACTTCTTGGCCTTTGATTCTGCAACCTCCACGTATTACATCAGCGCCCTGAACGATGGCAGCAGTTGGTCAGCTTTGGACTACGCGCAACGGTCTATTGCGCCCGACCCGTGGGCAGCGATGGTGGTTGATGGCAGTCGGCAGATCTGGCTGATTGGCGAACAGACGGGTGAAGTCTGGTATGACGCCGGAACGTCTCCCTTCCCGTTCCAGCCCGTCCCCGGCAGTGTGTTTGGCTACGGCACGGCGGCTCCCTACTCGGTCAAGCTGGCCGCAGACAAGATGATCTGGTTGTCCCAGACCGCCGATGGCGCAGGGATCGTGGTGGCGGCGACGGGTTTAGTGCCGCAGCGCATCAGCACCTACGCCATTGAGACGGCCATTGCCAAGTACAGCACGATCAGCGATGCGGAAGCGGTGGTGTATTCGGATCAAGGGCATACGTTCTATTGCCTGACGTTCCCGACCGCCAACGCGACATGGGTTTACGACCTCTCCACGGGCCTGTGGCACGAACGCGGCGTCTGGAACACCAGCACGGGCTCCTATGGCTATTGGGGGCCGAGAAGCCACGCCTACGCCTTTGGGAAGCATCTGGTGGGCAACCGCACCAGCGGCATGATCTGCGCGATGGATACAGACTTCACGACCGAGTGCGATGGCGAACTAATTCGACGCCTCCGTATTCCTCCTGCGCTGTGGCTAGTTT